AAATCAAATGTATAATATTAAAGCATTCAAATATCAGGGAGAAATTTTCATATGCTGAAGAATTGGATTATATTGTTACCAACGAAAATAGAATTAATTTCTGCTGTGATCTTCTACGGCACCTTAGCGGGAATACTTTATGTTTGTTTCAGTTAGTAGAAAAGCACGGCAAGGTATTATACGATAAAATAGGAGAAGATAATGCATTTTTCGTATACGGTGCCACCAGTGCAGAGCAAAGGGAAGAGATTCGTGCGATTGTTGATCGGTCTGATAAATCAATCACGATTGCTAGTTATGGCACATTTAGTACTGGTATTAACATTCGGAATATTAATAACATCGTGCTCGCAAGTCCAAGTAAATCCAAAATACGAGTCTTGCAGTCTATCGGCCGAGGATTGCGGATTGCTGAGAATAAAAATTCCGTTCTAATATTTGACATCGCCGATGACTTAGGAAACGACAATTACACATTAAGACACTTCACGGAACGTCTAAATATATACAATGAAGAACAATTCGACTACGACATTAGTAAGGTAAAACTCAAATGAATGCTGCAAACGAATACAAGCTCATAAAGTTGGTTAACGGAGAAGATATTATTTGCATGGTCGATGGCGAAGATTCAGAAAACTATAAAATTCTTTGGCCACTAAAAATGCAAATTCTGCCCAAGATGACAAAAAAGGGAATACTTGAATCGTTGAATTTAAGCACATGGATTCAATCTTACACAGAGGAACGTATCTTTGATCTTCCGATGCGAAGCGTAATTATGGCGATTGATCCTTCCCCCGGCCTCACTAAGTATTATGAATTTGTTGTAAGGAAGCTAATGAGAGAAGAAGATGTTTACACTGATTGGGAAGATGAGGTAGACGAAGAAGATATATATGATGAGCTCTTAGAAGAAGAAGAGTCACCGAGTAAACTTATTCATTAACCGGCGGCATAGCCTATTATACAAAGAAAATTCAACATGTCAATGCTCTTTTATAACAAAAAGGGACTTGATCTACATCACGTATTGTTGTATATTAAATTTATTCTAAATTGAGGAGTTCATAAATGGCCAAACAAAAAAGTGCCCATTATGTTGATAACAAAAAATTTCTGCAAGCAATGATCGAATGGCATGCTGTGTGTGAAGAAAAGGGAGAACAAGTCCCTGTTACTGATTATATTGGAGAGTGTTTTCTAAAGATTGCAACACACCTATCCTATCGGCCCAATTTTATTAATTATACCTACAGAGATGAGATGATATCAGATGGCATCGAAAACTGTTTACAATACGTTAAGAACTTCAATCCAGAGAAGTCAAAGAATCCTTTCGCATACTTCACCCAAATCATCTACTACGCCTTCATCAGACGAATCCAAAAAGAAAAGAAACAAGGCCACGTTAGAAACAAAATGATTGAGAAAAATATTTATTCACCATACACTACAATGGATGGTGATGATACAGTATATCAAGTTGCTGGTTTTGATCCGACAGTTATGTTGCCCGATGAAGACATTTATAAACCAAAGAAGAGTGAGAACACAAATAAAAAAGGACTAGAGAACTTTATGGAAGATGATGTTGAAAAAGTAGCAGTCCTTGGTGAAGAGCGTTGAAGATTGCAATTGTCACAGATACCCATTTTGGTGCTCGAAACGACAATCAAAATTTTAATGAACACTTCTATAAATTCTACGATAACGTTTTCTTTCCAACACTAGAAGAACGTGGAATCAAAGCTTGTGTTCATATGGGGGATGTTGTTGATCGACGCAAGTTTATCAGCTACAAAATAGCTAATGACTTCCGTAACAGGTTTATCAAGCGGTTTGGTGAGCTTGGTATTGATTTACATATTATTATTGGAAATCACGATACCTATTACAAGAACACTAATGAAGTCAATTCTATGGAAGAACTTGTTGGTAGGGATAGACACAAAATTTATACAAATCCAGAAGTTGTAGATTTTGACGGTTTACTTGTACAGTTCATTCCTTGGATAAATGCAGGAAATTATGAGCAATCTATGGCTGCGTTGTCAAGATCACCAGCTGAAGTTGCTATGGGTCATCTAGAGATCAATGGTTTTGAGATGCATAAAGGTTATATGGCTCAGGGTTCCTATGAGAAGGAATTGTTCAGACGTTTTGATACTGTCTTTAGTGGACATTTTCACCATAAGTCGGATGATGGTCAAATTTATTATCTGGGCACACCATATGAAATTTATTGGAATGATTATCAAGACCCCAAGGGCTTTCACATTTACGATACAGAGACAAGAGAACTAGAACGTATCGTAAATCCCTTTGGAATATTCGAAAAGATTTACTATGATGATTCTACAAAGGATTATAGTAAACACAGGTTTGGTAAATACAAGAACAAATACGTAAAACTAATTGTTGTCAATAAAAAAGATTTGTATGGGTTTGACCAGTTTGTAGATAAGTTGTTGAAGGCTGATGCTTACGAGGTTAAAATCATAGAGGACTTCTCAGAACTTGATCCAGAAAATGTGTCTGATGAAATCATCGAAAGAACAGAAGACACTATGACCCTATTAGAAAACTATATAGATGAACTGGATGTGACGTTAGATAAAGAACGACTAAAAGGCACTATGCGGTCACTCTATACTGAAGCACAGGATATTGAAATTTGATTAATTTTAAATATGTGAGATGGAAGAACTTTTTATCAACTGGTAATAATTTCACTGAAATACAGCTAGACAGAAATCCCACAACACTAATCATAGGTGAAAATGGAGCTGGTAAGTCAACCATTCTTGATGCACTGTGCTTTGGATTGTTCGGTAAACCATTCCGTAATATCAACAAGAGCCAATTGTTAAACACGGTCAACGCCTCTTCTGCTATGGTAGAGGTGGAGTTTCGTATTGGGTCAAAAGATATTAAGGTTCGCCGTGGGATCAAACCAAATGTGTTCGAAATCTATGTCAATGGTAAGATGTACAATCAGGATGCGAATGCCCGTGATTACCAGAAGTATCTAGAGCAGCAAATCCTAAAGTTGAACTATCGAAGTTTCACACAGGTTGTTATTCTAGGCAGCTCTACCTTTGTGCCGTTTATGCAACTCAAGGCTCGTCATCGGCGGGAAGTGGTGAATGAGATTCTAGACATTCAGATTTTCTCTATTATGAATCTATTGATGCGTGAGAGAATTAAAAAAACTACGGCCGATCTACGAGAGAATGAATATCAACATGACCTTGCAAGTGAAAAAATCACCATGCAAGAAAAGTATATTGAAGATACGAAGAAGAACAAGAAAAAATTGATCACAGAGAAAACTAATCTAATTGCTGGAAATGAAGAAGAAATCTTCAAGCAAGAGGCTGAAAACAAGATACTGGGTGTGACAAACGATGCCTATCTAAACCAAATCAGTGATATGGATAAGGTAAAAGAACAGTACAATAAAATGAAAGACATTCGGTCAACTCTGCGTGAAAAGAAAAACTCAAATGAAAAGATGCTAAAATTCTTTGAGGACAATGATGACTGTCCTACATGTGAACAGCCCTTGGATAACGCAGAAGATATGATTCGTTCTAAACACAAAGAAGTAGAAAAGTTCACCAAAGCTCTGGATGAACTACAAGATGTTCTAGAAGGATCGAAAAATAGACAGTCTGAAATTAATGAAATTCTTGAAAAGATTCGTGCAAATGAAGTGAAGACGGCGCAGAGTAATAGCTCTATTAGAGAATTAGAAAAGTTTAATGCTACACTCGCAAGTGAGATCGAAACTTTACAATCGGGAAATGTTACCAAGGAAGAAGAAACCAAACTCAAGAAACTTAAAAAAGATTTTGCTTTCTTTGACAAAGAGAAAGATAAATTAAAAGAAGAGTTGACATATTCAGAAGCTGCTCGAAACATGCTTCAAGATACTGGCATTAAGACCAAGGTGATTAAGAAGTATCTGCCGATCATGAATAAGTTGATCAACACATATCTTAATTCTATGGAGTTCTATGTGAACTTCACACTGGACGAGAACTTCAACGAAACCATCAAGTCACGGTATCGGGATGAGTTTACCTATGCTTCGTTCAGTGAAGGTGAGAAGATGCGTATTGATCTGGCTCTGCTCTTTACATGGAGAGCCGTTGCAAAGATGAAGAACAGCACAAACACGAACCTGTTGATACTGGATGAAATCTTTGACAGCTCGTTGGACGGTACAGGAACAGACGAATTCCTAAAGATTCTAAACACACTTGGTGATGAGAACGTATTTGTGATCAGTCACAAACAAGACGCACTCGCAGATAAGTTCCGTAGCACAATCAAGTTTGAGAAGGTGAAAAATTTTAGTCATGTTGTTGAATGAAGACTGCCTAGTGGCAATGCAAAAGTTAATTGATGATGGAGTACAGGTTGACTCTATCGTTACAGACCCACCATATCACCTACAGTCTATTGTAGATAGATTTGGTAAGGAAGGTTCTGCACCAGCTAAACATGGAACTGATGGTGCGTTTGCAAGAGCATCAAAGGGGTTTATGGGACAAGAATGGGACGGTGGAGATATTGCATTTAGACAAGAGACATGGGAACTTGCGCTAAAACTTCTGAAGCCAGGCGGCCATCTACTTGCATTTTCTGCTTCTCGTAATTATCACAGAATGGCAGTTGCGATAGAG